GTTATGAATAGCATTGGTTATTATCTTATTTGTGTTATTATTACATTAGGATATGATGCTTTCATGCATGTGCGAGGATCGTGGATGATTCTTGCTTTTACGTTATTATACTCGTTATATGTTTCCATTCGTTTTTATATGGTCCGTCGTTCTGTGATTAAGAAATTTGCTAACATTCCTTTACTTTCCACATACATCCGAGAGATGAGTTGGAATGCAAAGTTGAGAGTTATGTATTTTTTGATGTCAATTGGCGTTTGGAAAATTTTGGTCATGCTTGCTAAGAAGTGGAAGACTTTACCTACTTCACAAGCTGCAAAACCAATTATTTTGAAACCAGATGCCAAATCATGGCAAGTCCAGACCGAGTTTTGGGATTCACATGCTCGTGAGCGTCAGTATCAATTTGGAGATGCTGGTATTACTGAAAAATCTCGTACTATTACCGTTGAAAATTTCACTAAATTACTTGGAAACAAGTTAATGATTGTTGAAAAGGATAGTGGCGAATTTTGTAATGTTGTACCGCTTAAGAGTAATGTTCTTTTGCTTCCGAATCATATGGTTACGTCTAAAACTGAATTTGTGACGTTAACTAAGCTTGGAGGACATACATTCAAGAACATGCCCTTGGACAACAAGGTTGCTGTGAAAATACCTGGAACAGATTTTGCCGTTTGGTACTGTCCGGGAGCAGGATTGCATCGTGATATTATTGATTATTACCCTAAAGAAATTGAAGAAGGCAAGAAGGTTGAAGTTTTTGCTATTTACAATAATGATGGAGAGTTAATTAAATTTTCGAACATGACCGCTATTCGTGGCACAGTTGTCACAACCCAAGGAGGAATTTTTCCAGGATATAAATATACTTTTCCTGAACAAACCTTTGGAGGGTTGTGTATGGCAACTTTGGTTGGCAAGGTAAATGGTATGCCATTTATTGCTGGCCACCATTTGGCTGGAAAGGGTCATAATGGAGCTGCTGGTGTTTTGACTAGACAGTCTTTGTTAGATGCCATTTCTAAACTTAATGAGAGACCTTGCGTTTTGGTTTCTCATTCTGCTTCTCCAATGGAGACAGAGAGCAT